CTTCTACCGTTACAGCAAGCTCTCCACCTATAACTGTCTTATCACCGCCCTGCTCAATATAATTTTTTGCACTATATCCCATGGTTTTTCTCCTCCTATAAAAGATTAAGGAAGGCAGTACTTAGACTACCTTCCCTGTGAAATTTCTTAAGCCTTCTGCTGAAGCACCTTGATGGCTTCAGGCAGGATCAGTTTTGCATCCAGTCTCTGAGATGCAAGGAAACCTACCTGACCATTGGCTGCATAGAGCTCGTTCAGTCGCTTAAAGGTTCTGCCTTGACGGTCCGCAATCCAGTAGTACTTAAAATCTCCAAAGAGAATGGTCTTCTCCCCTGCTGCTGCCACAGGCATGAACTGTGATGAAATCACAGGTCGGTTCAGAATCGTATCTGGTGTTCCAGCCTGTACAGATGGTTGCCACAAGTACTGACCCTGACCATCCTTTAGCTTTCTGATGGCCTTAATCGTCGCATCATTTACAAGGAATGTTCCATTCTTTCTGTATGAAGACTTTAAGCTATGATAAAGATCCAGTACTTCATCCATGGTGATTGCTGTTGCACTTGCAGCGGTTACCCCAAGGCTGGCACCTCCAGTGGTATGAAGTAGTCCTGTTGGTTTACTGCTTCCATTACCGGTTAAGAATCCTTCTTCCTCTGCAGCACCGATTCGTCTTGCAAACTCTACAGCAATATAGGCTTCAAGATCGAAATAGCTGTCGTTTAGAAGCTCATCTGAAACCTTGAGCATGGTACCTAATTTGTAGGCAGAGAGGGTCACCTGGGTAAAGGCATCATCACTTTCATTAAATGCTCCTTCTTCATCCATCCAAGCTGCGGAACCATGACTGGCCACCACAGGGATCTTGCGATCTCCGTGACTGGTGTTAATGACATTGCAGAGATTTCTAAGGACATTGGCTTCCTGAAGCGCCTGAATCAGCTGGTTCTCGTATTCATCAGGCACTAGGAATCCACCTTCAGAATCAGTGCCAATCTGCAGTGCATTTTGGACAGAAGGATTCATCTTGTTTCTCATGGCTCCCCAAAAGGCACTCTTATAGGCATCAGATGCTCTGCCTGTTTTTTCCTCATTCATTCTTTCTGGCCTTGATGCAAGTGGTTTGCTTATCATAGCGGAAAGCTCCCTGTCCATTGCTTCCTGACGCTCAAGACGCTCGATTTCCTTTCCAAGATTCATGACCTCATCTTCCATTTTTTCATAGATAGCATTATCCTCAGATTTGATCAGACCATTGTCCTGACGATGGTCATCTAAAAATGTCTTAGCCTGCTCCCATACCTTCGCTCTTTTCTCTCTCAGTTCTTGAATTTTACTCATGTGTATTACCTCCAATTTTTAATAAGTTCCAGCCGTTTTTCCAGCTGGGCAATAGGGATCTGATTGACTACAGTTTCGGGTTCCAGCTTTACTTGTGGAATCTGTGAATCAGGCTCTTTTAGCTCCTCTTCCTCACTGGCTCTCAGGTATTTCATCCTTGCCTGAATACCGGGAAGTTTGTTTCTTAGAGCATTGGTCACTGTCATCTGGTCATAGATAAAGCCACCGATACTTTCATCCACCGGTTCTGATTCATAAAGAATCTTGTCGGCAAACTTTAGCTCGATGGCTTTATGGGCACTCATCCAGGTTTCAGAGTCCATCATGTGTGAAATCTTCGCTCTAGAAAGCCCCGTCTTTGTCTGATAAGCATTTATGATGCTTTCTTTTACTTCACTGAGGAGGTTAATCCCCACTTGTAGATCCGCTACTTCACCCGCAATCAGCATGGCTGGGTTATGGATCATGATCACTGATAAAGGTGATACACACACTTCGTCTCCCGCCATGGCAATGACAGAAGCAGTACTGGCTGCCAGTCCATCTATGTGTACACTGATTTTTCCAGGATACTCTTTGAGCATGTTGTAAATCTGCGCTGCTGCAAAGGTATCGCCACCTGGTGAGTGTATCTTTACAACAATGTCATCTACTCTTGATCCGCTGCCATAAAGCTCTGTCTTAAACTGTTTAGGGGTGATGTCATCATCAAACCAGGAAGACTCTGCAATGTATCCTTCAAGATGTAGAGTTCTTACAGTAGGCTCCTCGGCTTCATTCACCACCCAGCGCCAAAATTTATCCATCTAATCGACCTCCTTTAAGGCATAAAAAATGCACTCCTCATATAGAGAAATGCTGCTTACGCCACTCGTTAATTTTTATAGTTATCCACAGAAATGACCCAAGTTATACACTATTCATCAGGACCATCACCACCTGACTCTTCTAGCGCTTTCTTTGCATAAGCCCCTGCCATCTTAAGCGGCAGCATATTGCCATTCACAAGATACAAGTCTCCGCCATCTTCTTCAGAGATGGGATCCATATTCTCCATTCTTCTCACGTCATTGACGGAGAAAAAGCCGTTTTGAATACCAATGGCATAACCATCCATCCTGGATTTATAATCCCCTCGCATGAGAGCTGATGCATTGAAAGACACAAAACATTTTCCTTTTTCTTTCTCAAGAAAGAGCTTCCTGTTCATAGCTTGTTCTATTCGGACCAGCCAAGGCCTGATGGTATGGACCACAAAGCTAATGGATTGGTTTTCAATATTACTGAATGAACTCTTACTAAGGTCCGCCACCATATGGGGTGGGACTTGAAAGATTCTACAGATTTCTTCAATCTGAAACTTCCTCGTCTCAAGAAACTGGGCATCGGAGTTTGGCATGCTGATGGCTTGATACTGAAGGCCATCTTCTAGGACTGCTACTTTGTTGCTGTTATTGATTCCCCCATAAGCCGCCTGCCAGGCATCTCTCACCTTCGTAGGATCCTTGATGGTTCCTGAAGTGGAAAGAATACCACTGGGTGTTGCGTTGTTGGCAAAGAACCTGCCTCCATATTCTTCCGCAGCAATATTAAGGCCTATGGCATTTTTAGCAAGGGCCACCGGTGAGTAACCCATAACACCATCAAAGCCAAGACCCGGTACATGAAGAACGTCTTCTGGTCCCAGGTAGTGAGTGGTATTGTCTTTTCGGTAAGTGTAGTAAAGATTTCCTTTGCTGTCCCGGTCTACAGTCATTTTATCCGGAAGCAGTGGATACAGATGTGCCACTTCACCTCTCCCATTTCGAATGATCTGGCAGTAGGCATTTCCCCAAAGGAGGATGTGGGTCATCATGGTCTCCCTTAGGGTAAAAGACGTCATCTCCGGATTTGGTTCATCGTGTAAGATTCTGTAGAGCGGGTGGGTATATATCTTCTCTTTCCCGTCCCCTTTGTACTGGTAGGTGTGAAGGGGTAAGGAAGCCACGGTCTCTGCAATAATTCTCACGCAGGCAAAGACTGCTGTGGTCTGCATGGAGCTTCGCTCATTGACTACTTTTCCAGATACACTTTGTCCCATATAAAACCTTGGTGCATCACTCACACTATCTGTCGGCTCTGCTCTTGCCCTAAAAAGCCAATTTAAAAAGTTCGCCATGTCTCTTCCTCCCAGTTTTTCGCAATATAAAAGCACTCAAATTAATGAGTGCTCTCGGATTATCCTGTTTAACTTTTCAACCACTTTTCATTAAATCTGTCTCTAAATTCTTCGAAGACATCTTCAAACCTGGGTTGTTCTTCGTCTTTCAATCTTTTTGAAAATTGAATAGCATTGTCCGTGGCCAAAGCTGACCAAAAATAATGTATCATCTTTTCTGCTGTTAAATTACTCATACGCGCAATGGTTAAGCGCACACCACTTTTCGTATTATTTGAACTAGTTGGAGAATCTAAGATAGGATTAAACACGCGTTGATCAAGAAAATCCATGATTTCCTTTTCCTTGCTGGTTCTAGTCATTTCGTAAACCTCCCTGAGTCTTCAGACGGACCAATTCACTCGCTGCTTTAAGTCTACGATCTGGATCTTCCGACTTCAACTCAGCTTCCAAGATATCTAAAGCATCACTGAACAAGCCGTCTAATCTTTCCCTATCTTCTTTTTCTATAACATCACGAACAGTAAACAAATCACTGAAAGCTTCGAGTTGACGTGTTCCGGAGAACTGGCTGATTGTATGACGGTTTTTCACGAAGCTCTGGAGATCCTTCTGAAGATCTTCAAAATTCACAGATTCTTGCCATTCAACATTTCTGCGATGACACAACCCATCAACTTTATTATCATACTGCTTTTCGTAATAATAATCTCCCACTGTACCAACATGAACTTTATCTCTGTCCTTGATTAAAACTAAGTCCCCTTTTTTCATCACATTTACAAACGCATTAACCTGCCCTAAATTGTACCCGAGGGTATGACCTTTATAATCATAAGCATTTTCAAGTCGCGTTCTTATCTCATCCTTATCAACTTGATTTAAGTCACCAATTTCAGGCCATCCAATACAAACAAAGCCCTCTTTAAGAAAATCATTTAACTTCTCGTGTCCATGTGGTTTAGCTTTCATCTGAAAAATTATCATTATTAATTCCTCCTTAAATCGTATTATTCGTCTACGAATCGTCTTAGTTGTTACATCAAAAATATCATTAATTTCTATTTCTGTCAACATCTTTTTTCGTCTACGAATCGTCTTTAAGTTTTACGATTTATCAGAAGAAATTTCCACTTAATACACTTTATCCCAGGATGATCATATCCCGTTCATCATAAATAGACCCATCGTCATCCGGAGGGTTTACTGTGGCTCTGGCAAGGCCCATGATCATAGCCACAATTCCATCGATCTTTTCTGATGATTTTTCCTTGTCCACCTTTATGTTTCCAGCCGGGTCCGTTCGGACCACAATGTTATCTGCCATCCACCGAAGAATGGGATGCCCGCCATGGGCTATCTGCTTACTTAAAGTCAGGCGCATGAGATCTTTAGTTGGTGGAGACATATCTTTAAAACCTTGACCAAAGGGAACCACGGTAAATCCCATTCCTTCGAGGTTCTGACTCATCTGTGTTGCGCCCCACCGGTCATAGACGATTTCTCTGATGTTGTATATCTCACCGAGACGCTCGATGAACTTCTCTATAAATCCATAATGGACCACATTACCTTCCGTTAGATTTAGAAGTCCCTGCCTGTGCCAGATGTCATAGGGAACGCTATCTCTTTTCACCCGATGATGAAGGGTTTCTTCTGGCAGCCAAAAGTATGGTAGCACCTGAAACTTTTCTCCATCTTCTAATGGCGGGAACACCAGCACAAAGGCAGTGAGGTCACTGGTGGAGGAAAGGTCGAGACCTCCGTAGCAGACTCGCCCTTTTAACTCTTCCGGATCTACAGTGAAATTACAAAGGTCCCACATGTCCATGGGCATCCATTTGATTTCCTGCTTTAACCACATATTGAGCCTCAATTGCTTGAACAAGGCGAGATCTGCCGGATCGTCCTTCACTTGGTTATAGTGCTCTCGCACCCGATCTATAGAAATGGTATGGCCAAGACTAGGGTTGGCCTTATACCAGTTGTTTTCATCTTCAATATCTACATCATCATCCAGTCCATAAATGATGGACAGAAAAGTGGGATCCACTCGTTTGCCTTCCAGGATGTCCTTTGCCTTTTGATGCATTTCCCAGCCATAGCCGGAGAGCTGATTTCCTGCAGTGGTAAGATATAAAAAGAGCGGCTGAGTCCTGGCATCACCGGAACCAGTGGTCAGCATCTTGGCCAGGTCTGGATTTGGATAGGTCCAGATTTCATCCAGGATAACGCATGAAGCATTGATCCCCGACTTTGATTTAACATCGGAGCTAAGAACCTGATAGAAGCTTCCAGTCTTTGGGTAGGTGATTCTCTTAGTGGACCTTACTAAGTTGGTCACTTTAGATAGGGTAGGATTACCTTCCACAAAGTTCATACTGGTGTTAAAAATGATGCTGGCCTGCTGCCTATCACAGGCTGCTACATAAACTTCAGCGTTTGGCTCCCCATCTGCAAGAAGCATGTACAGGGCAATGGCTGCCCCGAGTTCTGACTTACCATTTTTCTTTCCGATTTCCACATAGGCGGTTCGGTACTGCCTTGTGCCATCTTCTCTAAGCGTTCCAAAGAGGCGCTTTACAAGATCCTTTTCCCAGGGAAGTAACTTGAAGGGCTGACCAGCCCATTTGCCTTTGGTCAGCTTCAATTGTTCTATGAAGTTAATGGCGTGGTTCGCATGAGCTTCACTATAAGGCATCTAGCCCCCTCCTTTCACTCGTTAATCATCCTTCCGTCTTAAGAGATCTTCTGCCTGAGGGATATTTCCAAGAAGCTCTGCCATGGCATCTCCCTCTATGGTATTTCCGCTATTGTTAATATTCAGCCTACTTCTAGCCGATGGACTAAGGCCAAGCTCGGAGCAGAAGTTCCTCATCTGCTTTAGGTTCTGCTGGGCAATGGATACCTGTGGAATCTGCTGAATGTATCCTGAAGCGGTCTTTAAGATGGATCCATGCTTTGAGATAAACTCCTCTGCTTCTTTCCATCTAGCATAGGCTTGACAGTACCCAGCAAAAGCAGCCATATCCACCTCGGTCAGTAGCCCCATGGACTCAAGCTCCTTTGATAGCCTGCGCCATTCCTTCTTGGCATCTGGCTCCAGCCATGACGGGCATTTAGGTGCTGTCTGCTTCGGTTTTGGTTCATTTTTATTCAGCGGTCTTTTCCCTGGATTACCTTCCAGCTCTTTGATAGCTGTGGGTTTTGGTG